GGGATTCTTTAGTAAATGCCAATGTTTTTGACGATGATTCCCAAATTGACATTTTGATTGTCAATCGTGGTGAAATAAAAAAAGGTGGTGGATGCCTTGTAATGATCGAAATACTTGATAAAATCGAGGAAAATACACCCATAACATAAGGATTTGTATGGAAAAGTCAATGGCGTTGTTTCTTGCAACATTGCTACATTCAGGGACAAACACCCATTTTTTCCATTGGGCTACCAAGTCATACGCTAAACACAAGGCTTTAGGCGGTTTTTACGAAAAGATTATTGATCTGACCGATGAGTTAGCAGAAACTTATTTTGGTATTTATGGGCAAATTACAGAGTTCCCAACGACATATCACCAGCCAAAAGAACCGTTAGCATATATGCAGTCTTTACAAGGATTTGTAAAAGATGCCCGTCAAGATTTACCTACGGATTCTGAGATTGTTCAATTAATTGACAATATCGCGCAAGAAATTGACACAACCATTTACCTGCTTAAATTTAAGGCGTAGCTGTGGATTTCTTAAAACCACAATCCTACAATCTTCCTGAAGGAGAAGGAGATGAAGGGGTAAAACTTGCAAATTTATTGCGTAAAGTTAGTATTGGTGGCAATGTAATCCCAATGGGTCAAGCTGGAACAATGATTAAAGGTCGTACTGGTTATCAATTTGATCCTAATGAAGCAGGAAACAATTTAGGAATTGGCGTTGCTGGTCAAGGTGTTGTAAACAATAAATACAATATTCCTGCTGTAATTCAAGGGGTAGACCTTTCTTACGGAAGCCCTAATCAAAGCATATCTGCTGGTTATTACCCAAATAAAACAGAGTTTATGGGCAACCCAATAGGTAGGGGTGGCTTTAGTCTGACATATAACAAAACATTTGATTAAGGAAAATCATGCCTAATTACGATCCAACAGTATTAGCACAAATACTAAGAAGCAAAGCAGGTTCTGCCTACAGTCCATCAGAAATGATGGGTATGCAACAACCTAATTCAATGACTGGTGCGGCAATGTCCCCTGCTGAAATGGCGGCAATTCAAGCTAGACAACAGCAAATGGCGCAAGATCAAATGCGTCAAAGAACTGGTGCGGCTTTATCTCCAGCGGAAATGGGTGCTATGCAAAGAATGTCCCCAATGCCACAGGTTGCACCAAGAGCACAAACTGCTCCTATGCCACAGGTTGCCCCACAAAACACAATGGGTGTACCTGCCGTAGCAATGCCTGAAATTACGCGTCAAGACGCTATTAGACAAGCTATGCAACAACAGGCTGGTTCGGCTTTATCTCCTTATGAGTTGCAACAGTTACAAATGCAACAACAAAGATTGCAAGGACAATAATCATGCCTTTGGATAAGTCAGGTACAGAAGCATCGGTAGGAAAAAATGTAAAACGCCTAAAAAAAGAAGGTGTTAAGCCAAAACAAGCTATTGCTATTGCTTTGAATGTTGAGCGCGATAATGCTAAAGGTGAGCGTAAAGCCAAGTTAGAAGAAGCCTATGGTCGCTTTATTGGTAAGCGTGAAGAAGAATGAAAAACGGTCTTTATGCCAATATTCACCGTAAGCAGGAACGGATCAAGAACGGTTCGGGTGAAAAGATGAACAAGGTTGGTAGTAAAAATGCCCCAACCGCGCAAGATTTTAAAGAATCAGCTAAAACCGCTAAAAAAAATAGGCGTGACCACATTTCAGACGCAATGAAGGATATGTAATGTTTACTAAAGAAAAGATTAAGCCTGAAAACAGTTTGCTTCAGCCTAAAAAAGAATCCACATTTGAAAAGCAACAGCGTTTGCGTTTAGAGCGTAGAGCCGTGCTTGCCAATAAACTCAAAGACTTGGATAAAGAAGTCAAATAAGTTGGAAATCAATACGCTATGGATAGAACGGTTACTGAAAAAGCCGTTTCATAAGCACAGTCTTTGGGGTGACAAGAAGTTTTACGATCCGCAACTACATCCAATTACGCAAGAACTGGAAAGCAACTTCCCAGCTATTCAGGCTGAAGTAAAAGAACTCTTAAAGCGGTACGATGAGTTCGCCAACTTTCAAAGCATTAGCCCCGATCAGACATACATAAGTAACGATGACCGCTGGCGTATGTTCTTCTTCAAAGCCGCAGGTGTCAGCTTTGGTAAAAACAAGCAATACTGCCCTGTTGCTATGTCAATTGTTGATAAGTACAAAGATGTCATTTCTGCCTATATATCGGTACTTGGGGCGCGGAAACTGCTAAATCCACATGAAGGCCCGTGGTCAGGAATTCTGCGGATGCACTTAGGGGTAGTAGTGCCTGAATATCAGATGTGCTCATTACATAACGGTGGTGAGGTCTACTTTTGGGAAGAAGGTAAATGCGTCTTGTTTGATGACACTTACACCCACATGGCATTTAATGACACAGACAGCATTCGCGCCGTATTGTTCCTAGACATCATGCGACCATTACCCCAGCCGTGGAAAGCAATCAATTGGGCAATACTTAGGCTATCAATCCTATTCCCTTATATATGGATACCCTACTTCCGTCATAAGAAATGGGAGAAGCAGTTTTACAAACAACAAGTTAGCTGATAAACTTAATGTATCTTAATCAACTACTTGGATAAGGTATGACCGCTAAACAAGCGAAAAATAGCGAACACCCCAATCTAAATGTGGGTCGTAAGGCAGGTGCTGTCAACAAGAGCACAGGAATGGCTAGAGAAGCCATTGCTAAGTTCGTTGATGGTAATGCCCACAAAATGCAAGAGTGGCTACAACAGGTCGCAGAAGGCGTTAAAAACGATGAAAATAAATACATCGTTGCACCCAATCCTGAAAAAGCCTTTGGAATGCTCCAAAGCGTCATGGAATACCATTTACCTAAATTAGCTAGGTCTGAGCAGGTAGGTGATGAAACCGCGCCCGTAGTCCACATTTACAAGTGGCAAGATGATTGAAGTAGTCCATGAGTTTGAATACAAAGCACGGGATGCGTTCAAAGACTTTCACAAACGGAAGCAACGCTGGGCTGTATTAGTCTGCCATCGAAGGGCTGGAAAAACTGTAGCATCCATCAATGACCTGATTAGACGGGCTATTAAAGATCAAAAACCTGATGGTAGGTACTTTTACCTATGTCCACTTTACTCACAGGCAAAAAGCGTTGCATGGGACTATTTGCTTAGATTTTCAGCACCAGCACTAGCTAAAGCCAATCAATCTGAATTGTGGGTTCAATTGCACAATGGGGCTAAGATTCGCCTGTTTGGAGCAGATTCTCCTGACAGTTTGCGCGGGAATTTTATTGACGGAATTGTGCTTGACGAATTTGCCGATATGAAGCCCCGTGTATGGGGTGAAATTATTAGGCCTGCACTTGCAGACAGGGGCGGTTTTGCCACCTTTATTGGGACACCAAAGGGTCATAACGGGTTCTATGAAATATTTAAAAACGCTGAAAACAACCCCGATTGGTACTCCAAGACATTAAGAGCAGACCAGTCAGGTTTATTGCCACAAGCTGAATTAGAAGATGCTCAACGCATGATGTCGACCAATCAGTACGAAGCTGAGTTCCTTTGCTCATTTGAAGCGGCAATTCTTGGCGCGTATTACGGGCAGGAACTGCGTAGGATTACAGACCTTGAGCGCATTACCACCATTGATTATGACCCTATGTTTCCCTGTCACACAGCATGGGATTTGGGGTACAACGATAGTACAAGTATTTTTTGGTTTCAGACGGTATACAGTGAGATACGGATACTGGATCACCACTCTAGTAACGGTCAACCCATATCTTTTTACACAGGTTTATTGGCACAAAAAGAAGATGAGTTTGGGTACAACTATGGTACACATTGGCTACCACATGATGCTAGAGCAAAAACACTAGCTAGTGGTGGTAAGAGCATAATCGAACAAATTTCTGCAAAAATTGACATAAAACATCTAAAAATTGTTCCAAACCTGTCAATTCAGGATGGAATACAAGCAACACGACTTGCATTAACTCGCACTTGGTTCGATAATAAATGTGAAGAATTAATTGAATGTTTGCGTCAATATCAACGGGAGTGGGATGATGATAAAAAAGTATTTAGAGATCGCCCGAAGCACGATTGGACAAGCCATTCGGCAGACGCTATGCGGTATCTCAGCATCGTTTGGAAAGATGAGGACACTCCTATCCTCAAAGATACAAGAGTTAAAGGCTTATTTGTCGGCGAAACGGATGTAACGCTGAACGATATGTGGAAAGAAACCCCTAAAATAATTAATCGCAGGATATAAAGATGGATCATACATACGATGATTGGTACAACACGATTGTTCAGTACGAACGCACATTCAAGGAATGGGAAGGTCGAGCCGATAAGATCGTAAAGCGGTATCGTGATGACCAACGCGGTCGTAACAATCCAAACGCCAAGTTCAATATCCTATGGAGCAATGTCCAAACCATCACTCCAGCAGTATTTGCAAGACTTCCGCGCCCTGATGTTTCACGCAGATTTAGGGACAATGACCCAATAGGTCGTGTAGCGTCAATGATGCTTGAACGGGCATTAGAGTACGAAATTGAGCATTATGGTGACTATGCAAGTGCCATGAAACAAACAGTTCAAGATCGTTTATT